TGGTGTACGGCACGCAGGGAGCGATGCCGCTCGGCATCACGAAAGCGGCGCGCGCAGACCTTCAGATAGCGTCGGGTTGTGAGCACGGTCCAAACTGCCGCTGCGGTGTTCTCAATGCCCGCGCTTCTTCGCCGCGCAATCACAATGCAGACGGGGCGAACGAGTCGTCCCGTGTGACCGGAAATCCAGAGAGTGGCGAATGGGCCAGCAAAGCCGATGACGATGAATTCGATGTCGCCGCGTCGGGCCGCGTCCCGTGTGACGGCTTCTCTGCCGGTTGCCAAAGTGGTGGCAACTATGGATCATCGGCGATGTATCGCATTGACCGTCAAAATCTCTGCACGGATTGCGCGGTTAAATTCATGGGTCTCGAAGACGAACCGCGTGCGACGCAGATGCAGGAACTCGATCGTTACTTCATCGATCGATGAAGAGGTGGTTACGATGAGTGACCGAGAGACCGCGCTACAAAATCTTTCTGTTGGGGACATCTTTCACGCTCGAAGCCCCGGCGGCGCAAGCCTGGTCTGCCTAGTGACGCGGGTCGACGACGCCAGTATCCATGCCCGACGGATACATAGCCAGGATGATCTCCAGTTCGATAGGCGAACCGGGATCAAACTGGCGGGGCCGCCCAGCAAAATCGATTGCGTTGCTCCATTTCCGCCCGACATCCACAGGGTTTTCGTCGAAATGGATCGCAAGCACCAGGAGCTAGCTGCATTGCTTGATCAAGGCGTCGAGCCGGAACTCGATCGCAGGCGGCTGACGCCCGACGAAAGCCGAGCCAACCGTTTCGTTGACGAGCACGTCGCTGCCAATCCGATCTGAGCATTGCGCTATATGGCCAATCACAAGAATTCGCTTCGGAATCTCGCAGCGGGAGATATCTTCCATGCCCGAAGTCGAAACGGCGCAAGTTTGGTTTGTCTGGTTACCGCTGTGGATGAGCGCGCGATTTACGCCCGGCGAATCCACACGCAGGACGATGTGCAATTTGACAGGACCACTGGCGTCGAGCAGGGAAAGCCCCACACGAAAATCGACTGCATCGCGCCTTTTCCCGCTGACATCCACCAGATTTTCGTCGACATGGATCGGAGACATCAGGCCGCGATGGAGCAGATCCGTAACGGTGTACCGTGGGAGGTCGCGGCCAAAGCAGCCCGATTAACGCCGGAAGAACGGCGCGCGCATCGCGTGTTAGACGAGCATATCGCCGCCAATCCGGTTTGAACCTGGCGGCGCTTTCGCCCGACGGCGCTCAAATAGTGCAAGCTCTCGTCATCCCGGCACCGGCGCGGACCGGGTTAGACCGCATCTTCGGCGATTGGCTTCTAGTTGGATTTCATTCTCGCGGCGGCCGAGGGTCGGACCCGTGCTGGAATGACCCGAAATCATCTTCAACAACACGGTGATCCGCATGCGTTTTTATGCTCCGATCGCCAAGGTCGATGCCGAGGAGCGGATGGTCTGGGGCTATGCCTCGACCGACGCCGAGGACGACCAGGGCGAGATCATCACCCGCGACGCGATGGCCGACGCGCTCGCCGGTTATATGAAATTCGCCAATATCCGCGAGATGCACCAGATGTCGGCGGTCGGTGTCGCCGAGCAGGCGGGGGTCGACGACAAGGGGCTCTATGTCGGCGCCCGCATCGTCGACCCGCGCGCCTGGGACAAGGTGACGAGCGGCGTCTACAAGGGCTTCTCGATCGGCGGTCGGGTCAAGGCGCGTTCGTCCGCCGACCGCAATGTCATCACCGGCCTCGACCTCACCGAGATCAGCCTGGTCGACCGGCCGGCCAACCCCGAGGCGGTGTTCGATTACTGGAAGGCCGAGGGTGCCGAGCCGGCGAGCGATGAGATCGACTGCGCCGATCCCGGCTATCAGGCGGACGGCCAGAAGCGCTATCCGCTCGACGACGAGCCGCATATCCGCGCAGCCTGGGCCTTTATCCACATGCCGGGCAACGCTGCGCGGTACACGGCGGAGGATCTCGACAAGATCAAGGCGCGCATCGTCGCCGCGTGGAAAGACAAGATCGATCCGGCCGGCCCGCCAGCGCGCAAGTCGTCTTTCGGTGACCAGGGGCCGACCGACGACCGGACGGCGCTCGACCACATCCATGACTGCTTGAAGGCGCTGACCGACGGCGATTGTTGCACGGCGGCAAAGGCAATGGGCCGACACTCGAAGATTTGGCTCGGCCATCTCAAGGATGCGCACGACGCACTGTGCCGCGCCGGTGCGATGTGCGAAGGGTTTGCCGACGAGGTGGCGCCGGAGGCGGCCGATAAGGCCGTCAAAGCCGATGATCTGATGAAGGCCGTCTCTCGTGCGGTCCTGCCGCGCCTTGAGGAACTGGAAAAATCCGTCGCGGCGCTGCAGGCGACGCCGCTGCCGCCGAAGACGGTCGCTCGCGGTGGCATCTCGAAGCGGGAAGACGGCGGCTATCCCGGCGTCGCACCCGAGGACGTCGTTGCCGCGCTCGCGCGAATGAGCGACGAGGAACGCACCCTGGCGCTGATCAAGGCGGCCCACGCCAACCCGATCCGACCTTTCTCAGGTCGCTGAAGTTTTGTCATTCCGGGGCATCGCGCAGCGATGAACCCGGAACTCCCGCTTTCGCGGGATTGACGAGAGAAGGTCACCCGGCCCGCCGTTTGGCGGGTTTTTTGTTGCCCGAGCGGAGGGAAATAAACACATGAACCCGACACAAGACACGCTCGATCTGGTCAAGGGCGCACTGCGCGCGCCCAGCGACCAGATCGCCAAGACGATCAACACCGGTACTGGCCTTGTCGCCTTTGATCTGCAGGCGCCGGCAAAGAACCTCTATCCGTTTGTCACGCCGATCCGCAATGTCATCCCGCGCGTTGGCGGCGGTACCGGTACCGCGACGCATTGGCGGCAGGTCACGGCGCTTGTGGGCTCGGGTTTCGATGCGATGGGCTGGGTGCCGGAGGGGCAGCGTTCGGCGCAGATGTCGTACACCACCGCCACCAAATCGGCGACCTACGTGACGATCGGCGAGGAAGACGCGGCGACCTACGAAGCGATCAGCGCCGGCCGCGACTTCGAGGACATCCAGGCGCGCATGACCTTCCGCCTCTTGCAGAAGATGATGCTGAAGGAGGAGATGGCGATCCTTGGCGGCAACGCCTCGCTGCAGCTCGGGGTGCCGGCGACGCCGGTGCTGTCGGCTGCGGGAAGCGGCGCGACGCTGCCGGCGGCGACCTATTTTGTGAAGGTCGTCGGGCTGACACTCGAAGGCTACCAGAATTCGAGCCTGGCCGGCGGTGTCGCGACCACCAAGACCATCACCGGCGCCGATGGCAACACTTACACGCTTGCCGGCGGCTCGTCGAACATCAGCGCCGAGGCGAGCCAGGCGGTGACGCTGGGACAGACGCTGTCGGCCAACGTCACCGCGCTCGCCGGGGCGGTCGCCTACGCCTGGTATGTCGGCACCGCGACGGGCGCGGAGACCCTGCAGGCGATCACCACGATCAACAGCGCCAGCTTCTCGGCGCCGCTCGCCACCGGCCAGCAGGCGCAATCGGCGATCACTGCCGACAATTCGGCCAACCCCAACTACGCCTATGACGGGCTGCTGACCAACGCCTTCATGAGCGGGTCCAACGCCTATATCGCGACGCAGGCGACCGGCACCGCCGGCGCCGGCACACCGCTGACCGCCTCGGGGCGCGGCTCGGTGGTCGAGATCGACACGATGTTCCAGACGATGTGGAACAACTATCAGCTGTCGCCGACGGTGCTGTACGTCAATGTGCAGGAGCTGAAGAACATCACCGCCAAGGTGCTGTCCAACGCTTCGGCGCCCTTGCTGCGCTACGAGGTGAGCGCCGACGGCAATGCCTACGACCTCGCGGCTGCGGGCGCGGTGTCGTTCTACTTCAACCCGTTTGCCTTGAACGGCGGACTGCGCATCCCGATCCGCATCCACCCGAAGGTGCCGCCGGGCACGATCATCGGCTGGGCCGAGAACCTGCCCGTGCAGTACCAGTCGAACGAGGTGCCGAACGTCGCGGAGGTCAAGACGCGCCAGGATTACTACCAGATCGACTGGCCCGTCGTGACCCGGCAGCGCCAGGTCGGCGTCTACGCCGAGGAGGTGCTGGCGGTGTATGCGCCATTCGCGATGGGGCTCATCACCAACATCGGCAACGGCTGATCCGCCATTCCTTTGTCATTCCCGCGAAAGCGGGAACCCATGAACACGGACCATTGCTCGCTCGGCTCAGTCCGTGCTCATGGGTTCCGGGTTCATCGCTGCGCGATGCCCCGGAATGACAAAGAGGGATGGGCGCGACGCGGCAACTAACAGGGTCTTCGCGTCCTCTGCGCCTACTCCGCGTCCTCCGCGTTAAAGCGTTCTTCTTTTCTTATCCAGGAACGAAACATGCCCTACGGCGATCTTTGCGCGCTGGCGGATGTCACGGCGTGGCTTCAGACCGGGCAGAACCCGTTTCCGGCGACGGACGATCCGCTGCTGTCGCGGCTGATCACGGCGGCGAGCCGGTTCATCGAGAGCTGGCTCGGTCGCCAGATCCTCGCGGCGGACTGGCTCGAGGTGCGCGACGGAAGTGGCGGCGAGCGCCTCGCCTTTGCCAATGTCCCGGTCAGCGCGGTGTTGTCGCTGTCGATCGACGGGCTGGCGATCCCGGCGGCGCCGCCACCGGAAAGCGCTGGAGGCGGCGGGTTCAGTGCAGGTTACGTCTTCACCCCGACCGAGCTCGCACTGCGCGGCTATGTGTTCACGCGGCGGGCGCAGAATGTGGTGGTGACCTACACCGCCGGCTATGCGAGCGTGCCGCCCGATATCGGTCAAGCGTGCATCGAACTGGTCGCTCAGCGTTATCGCGAGCGCACCCGGATCGGCGAAGCCTCCAAGGCGCTCATGAGCGGCGAGACGGTGGCGTTCTCGCAAAAGGACATGAGCGACGACGTAAGGACGCTGCTCGCGGAGTATCGGGCGGTAGCGCCGGTTTCGGGTTTCGCACGGCGGCTGGCGCCGACCGCGACCGATGCGGCGATGATGGCGGCGGCGCTATGATCACCGCATCGGTCACGGGGGGCGGAGGTATCGGCGAGCTGCCGCAGGCCCTGGCCGAGCGGCTGTCGCAGGAGGTCGAACGGCTCGGCCGGCTGCTGCGCGAACGTATCGAACGCAAGCTTTCGGGCGAGGTCTTGCAGCAGCGCAGCGGGCGCCTTCTCGGCAGCCTCTCGGTCGAGGCCGAGCGCGTCGGCCTTGGCGCCAGCGTCACGGTTGGCAGCGGCTCGCCTTATGCGGCGATCCATGAATATGGCGGAACGATCCCGGCGCGGACGATGCTGCCGCAGAGCGGGCGGGCGTTGGCCTTTCCGTGGCACGGACAGCAGCGTTTCTTCAAGCGGGTGCAACTTCCGGCGGTGACGATGCCCGAGCGGTCGTTCATGCGCTCGGCTCTCGACGAGACGCTGCCCGAGATCCGCGCCGCGATCGAGGCGGCCGCGGCCGCGGCGCTGCAGTCATGATCGCGCGCGAGCCGATCTACGCCGCGCTGCTCGGTCTGCTCGAAGCCGCGGCCGATTACGCCGTGGTCGACCGCCGGCTGCGGCATTGGAGCGACGTGTCGCCGGCGGAGCAGCCGGCGCTGTTCATGGCGCAAAAGAGCGAGGTGGCGGCGATCAAGACGCTCGGCGCGCCGACTGTCTGGACGCTGGCGGTCGACCTTTATGTGTACGCCCATTCGAGCGATCCGCACCGCGCGCCGGCGATGGTCCTGAACCCGCTGCTCGATGCGGTCGAGGCGGCGCTGGCGCCCTCGGCGACGACCGGGCTGCAGGACCTCGGCCTGCCGGCGACCGTCCAGCACGCGTATATCAGTGGCAAGATCGAGACCGACGAGGGAGTGCTCGGCGACCAGGCGGTCGCGATCGTGCCGGTCGAAATCCTGTGTCTTGCGTGAGGCGCGTCCGCAGGCGCGTCGGTTGACTCACCGAATTTTGAGGACTGACAGATGGCTCATCGACATTCCTGGGCGATGGCGGTGCCGTTGCTATGCGCGGCGGCCGCGCCGGTTCATGCCGACAACAGCAAGGGGCCGTTTCAGCCGGTTTCACCGGGGGCTACCTCGTCGCCGGTGGAGATCGTCATTCCCGACGGTACGGGACAGACCGCGCCGCCGAGCGCGGGCTTGCCGCTCGCCATCGGCGGCACGGTCTCGATCAATGCCCTGGCGAATATCAACGGCGCAGGCTCGGTGACGCGGCCCGCGAACACCACGGCGTATACCGGCTCGCAGCTCGTCGCCAACAACACCAACGGCAACGTTACGCCGACGCAAGTGACGGTGACCGACACCGCAGCGGGGACAGGCAAGATCGTCGCCGCTATTGCCGCGACGAGCTACACCGGAGCAACAGCGCCGCCCACGCAGTATTGGCATCTGTTCTCGAATGCCAGCATCACAGTGTCGAGCCTCGTCGATGGCTCGGCCTATATCGGGCCGTACCTTGCTGACCTGACCAATGGTTATTATGTCGGCACGCTGACCTGTGCTGCATGGCAGAAGACCAATGACGGGACCGCGAGATGGTTTTCACCGTGCTCCACCAACAACGCGGTGATCGGCGTGCTGCCGTTCAAGGCGCTCTCCGGGCAGACCTTTCTCTACGCACTCGTCGAGACCGGCGCCGGCGGCTACACCCCGATATCGGGTGAGGTGGAGACGCTGCTCGTGTCCACCGATCGCGACAATTAGCGCCGGATACAATCAAATCGAACACGGTGCCGGCCCCCACCCCAACCCTCCCCCGTGTCCACGGGGGAGGAGCCGCGCAGCGGC